ATAGAACCTGAAAAAATCAGAAAGACGGATAGAGTCCGTGGTGTCAACGCTGGGGCTTTCGTCGCTCTGAGGGCCTCCTAGGGGCCTCTCAGGGTGTGCCTCGATCAGGCCTAGCAACTTCTCGACATAGGCCGGATCAGTCGCGTACCCCTCAACCTGCAGCAGCCGGGCGCAATCCTGGGGAGACGTGGCTCGATTAACCCCCCGATATGTGACGCCCCCAGTCTCAAAATCTTCATACCAATGATTAACTAGGTATTTAATACAATCAAATGGAGTCGAAAAATCCTTAAATGTGGCCTCGATAGTTATGAAATTATCACCGTCCCATTCTTGAGTTTGAACAGTGGTTCCCGGTGTGCCCTTGATACCAAAATAATTGCACGTACCTGAGACATATTTACCAAAGCCACTCTCAAGCGCCCATTGAGCAGAGACAACCTCAGGGTATTTAGCCCCTGCCGCCCTGGCCGCCGCTTTTACTGAATTCCATGTTGGGTTCATATCTGATTCTCATAATCAGTCGCCACATCATTCCTAAAAATATCAGCGGAAACTTAAAGAGACTTGGGCACTCTGAGTTGGGATATGACTGATCAAAAACCAAATAAATTTAGAGGTGGATGGTGGCCGTCTCGTGTTGTTGATAGCGTGGTTCGGTTGGTCTTAGATGATCCGGAAGGCCCGCTGGATCTATTTTGGCGAGTCAGTAGTTTGACAATCGTCACCGCACTAATGGTATTTGGTTTATTGATGTGGAGAAACCCTACAGGGTTAAATAGCCTAATAGGCTGCAGAAATACCTCGATGGTAAAAGTTCTCTCCAATGATGGAAATAAAACCGATAAAGTTATGAAATTGCTAGGGGATTTTCTTAGCTTCTATAAACCAAGACAACTTGCTCTGGTAGGGTGGTCTAATGGTGTTTCTGTTGATTTAGTATGGTCAAATACTCCTGGTGCCGTCTTCCCTACACCAGTTAGCGGCGTGTTGGGAATTGGAATGAAGGAAGCTATATCTAATATGATATATGATAATTGTTGGGTTGGTAAGTTTCATGACAGTAATGACCCAGACCATTGGACGGCTTGCCCTGTTGTAGGCAATGACGGGATCAAGGGTTTTGTTTTAATGTCATGGGAGAACCTCCCAGACAACAGGAAAACAACCGCTGTTAAGCAGTTGGCCTCACATATTGGCAACTTGATCTTCTAGGAAAATGCCCCAATCTCCCAGCACGGAAATATTTTAAGAGAACATTAATAGGGTCATGGCATCACAGATTATTGTTTCGTTCGCGCTTGCTGCAGGAATTGCACTGCCGATTGGTGCGCTGACTGAAACAAATCAGACCCCAATGTCAGAATTTAAAGCTTCCACCTGTGAGATCTCTACAGCTAGTGGTAAAACCACAGTTCCCTGTATTGTCAACCAGGAAACTGGGGCTAAGCTCGGCGTTGGATAATATTAAGGTGCCCTGCGCCGCGGGGCTTTACGGGGCGGACCTTCATCTTTTTTTTCAGGTTCTGGGGTCGTCTCGACAGCCTCGGGTTCTTTGTCAACCGTGGCCTTAAACTCACTTAATGCGGCCAGGCGGTCGCCTTCACGCCCGGCGGTGGGTCGTTTGCTCTCTACAAAGTTTTGGGGGATAGTCTTCTTATCCCCTGGTGGATCTTGGGTATAGTTTCCGCTGTCCATAAATTCCTGCAACGAACACGGATAGGCCAGTATTGATTTCCCTGTTTTCTTTTCATACAGGGTCACGTAGTTGTCAGCCAAAATTCAAATCCCGATAGCGCCTTAGCATTCCCATAAAAAAGAAGCCCCCCAATCAAGAGGGACTCCGTTTAAATGTTTAGATCAAAAAACTGAAACTTGTACAGTGCCTGCGGCCAGGGCGGTACTGATTAGTTTGATAGTAGTGATCGAGCCAGTTTCGATGCCAGAGCGAACTGCAAAAACCTTGCCGCCGCCAGTTGGAGCTGTCAATGTAACTAGGCTGTTGTCGTCACCATCCTGAACCTCAACAGAACCATTTGCATTATCCGAGAAATATGCCAAATAAGTGATTTCTCCACTGTGACCTAGATCAGGAACTGTGAGATCAGCGCCATTGCTTGGCAAAATCGTGGCCGTGTCGACCCATCCCGCCTTGACGGGGAAAATTCCGGTAGAGCGTGCGCCCATTGTTTTAGCCTCAATAATTAAAAAGAATTAGATGTGGGGCGATGCGCTCACCCCAAGCGTTAAATATCAAAGAACAGCGGCAACTGCGGGATTGATATTATAAAGTCTGCCTACAGAGCGTCCGTTATAACAAGCTAGGCCTGTATACCATTCAACCCGTGTTAAATAAGCAGGAGTATCATGAGATTCCCCTAGGTCACGCACCGAGATCGAACCGTTTTGAATACCTGCAGTTAGCAAGTCTCCAAATCCAACACAATAAATAGAGCTTGTGTTGTTAACTTCATTAGCGCCTAGAATCTCAACGTTGTTTTCGTCTCTATCGACGATCAAGATCCTTGTATCATTGTACTGAATGCGCTGTCTGCCAAACTCATCAGTTGAGATATGGATGCCACCATTAATGCCACCATCCCTGCTGGCTTGAGTGATTCGACGTCGCATTTGCTTGCTCATGATGAGCATTGGATTAGCGCCATCAGCATCTACATTGTCGATCAATTCATCAAGAGCGCCAAGGCTCAGACCAGCCCCGCCGTTATCAAGTGCCTGGCTCGTTTCGGCTGCAGTTCCACAACGCTTTTCAAGGCCGTCAAATTCCAAGCCATTGCTAGCAGATTCGCTGCCCTTAATGAAGACTTTTTCATAGACCATACGCATTGCCTTGATCTTAGATTGCACCTGGAAGCTACGTGCCGATTCGCCTTGAGTTTCTATAATAGCCCGGTCCACGATAACATCGCCGCCAAAGAACTTCAGCGCCTCTGACTGTTGACTAGAGCTTGCATATTCTTCATTTAGTCCGGCGTTTAGATGCCTGAAGCCTACGCCTCCGATAGTTTCTTCTCTGCGATAGTGAACACCAGAGCCGCTAATATTGCGGAACGGGAGCACACTTAGGAGGTCTCCCTCTGTGAGTTCCCTAATGACGGCCAGCTCTTCTGCTGACGTCGCAGATTTAGAGGCCTCCAATAATGTAAGTGCCATGATGCTTTACCTTGAAAAACGATAATAAGAAAGGGTGGTTTTAGGCTTATCCCGGCATCTCGCCAATGAAAACCAACGAAACACCCTTTGGCATCACGCCTCCCGGTGGTCTCTATATTTGATTGTTCCTAGTTGACAATAAAAAACCCCAGGAATCCCCTGAGGCTTTACTTTGGTAAGAGGTAGGCTATTTTTTAACCTTAAATCCCTGATTAAATAGCTCCTCTTTTGACATTGAATGCAAATCAGTGCCATTGCCAATTCTTGTGCCTGGCATTTCCATCATTCCTGATGCAAACCCACGCTCTGGCTTAAATGCATAACCTAAAAACTCATCGCTTTTAAACTGCTTCAACCAATCGGCAGGCTCAACTCGTTTGCCATCTTCCAGGATGTAAGCGCCTGATTTGTCAATGACTGTGATGCTCCCGTCCTCCTCAAGTTTGATTGAATCTGATACCTCGGCATAAACGGTAGCCGTCCATTTTCCTCCACGACCCCCAGCCGCGGCCAGCGCCGTTTCAAATGCATGCAATTTGCGAAGGCCTAAAACCTCATCATTAGCCGCTTTTTTAGCCTCCTCTGCAACATGTAGTTGCTCAGCATAATTTTTTTCAATGCTCCCAATCTGGTCTTTTAGAGCTGATTCGAGTTCAGCCCGCTTGGCGCTTTCCGCAACCAATTTTGAATGGACCTCAGGATCAATTCCCTTGAGCTGGTCAAGTTGAGCCCCCAGCTCCTTCAATTGTTTCTCACCTGATTTTCTTGCTGATCGTTCAGATCTCAACGCAGTGAGCAGGTCGTCGACCTGATCTTTTGAGAATGAGTTTTGATCCTCTGGGATTTCAGAATCCTTTTTCGCTGAGGCTTCAGACTCGAATTCAACTTCACCACCAGTCACTAGTGGAGCTTCTAATTCTTCAGACATTTGCGCGAACAGGCATCACGCCTGTCAATAAAGTGCGCCTCAGGTTTCCGACCTAAATTTTTCGAGGATAAACAAAGCCGGATCCAGGTCTTATGGAGCCGGAGGCTGTCTGAGTTATCATTTGACTGTTACCAAACATCCCTACATAGGTGTATTCGTCCTTCCCGAAAACCTTATTCTGGTTGTTGTATAAAGGTGCTTCTGGGAGCATCCGCATGTATGATATTTGCGGCACATTAGTTGACCTCCCAGAAAATCCCTTTATATGCCCCGCGAAAATAACATCAGGCGGGTTATAATAAAGATCAACAATATAAGGTTGCATTATTATTTCTGCAACTGGCTGAATAACGGCACTTGGGCCAATTATTGGTACTATGTCTGGATGTTTTAATGAGCTTACCCATAGTTCATTGGATTCATACTGGCCAGCAACCATCCCGTCATTAAGAAGCTCACC